TAATCTTGACAAGATCATGCCACGCAAGCCTGATCCTGTACCTTTAGACCCTATTAGTGATATTGCAGCAGCAGTAAAGGGTATGCCTATTAAAGCATTTGTTGGTCAGAACCATGATGCACACATTCAAGCTAAAACGATGTACCTTCAAGACCCAATGAATGGTGCTAACCCACTAATGCAGCGTATTGTTCCAGTATTACAGGCAAATATGCAGGAACATATGCTAATGAAGTACCAAGAACAGGTAAATGGGGTAGCAAACCAGTTAATTGCACAGTATGGACCTGCTGCTGTACAGTCAGGCGTTGATCCTAATGATCCAAAAGTCATGGAAATGGTTATGGCACAGGCTGCACAGCAAGTTATGCAAGCTAATCAGGCGATGGCAGCACAACAGCAGGTTCTTTCACCTGAAGCACAGATGGTACAGCTTGAAGGTCAACGTATTTCTATAGAACAACAGAAGGTTCAGACACAAGTGGCTAAAGAGAATGCCAATGCTGCACTAAAGAACCGTGAACTTGATCTAAAAGAACTACAAATTCAGTTGGATATGTTTAAAGAAGGTGCTAATCTCACCAGTAAAACTCAGGAACGTGAAAAAGATCGTAATGCTGAGTCAGCTTTAAAGGCTTTAGATATTCTTATGGACATTGCTAAGACTGAAGCTAATATTGATAAAGATAAAGCATTTAAAGCTGCTGATATGATTACTAAATTTGTACAAGAAGCAAATAAGTAAGGGTTAGATATTTGTGACATTATGGGATGAACTAAACAATCTTCTTAATAAAAAACAAGAAGATATAAAAAATTCTCTTGCATCAGGAAATGTTTCAAGTTACGATGATTATCGACATGCTGTAGGAATTTATGAAGGACTTGAATGGTCTAAGAGTTGTTTACAGCATATGGTTAAGCAACGTATCTTTGAAGATGATGAGGAGGATTAATAACTACAATGCAATCAGTTGCAATGGAAAAAAGTATTGATAACTCGGACTGGGTTACTGACGAAAAAGAAATAAAGATTGACATGAATAGCCTGCCTGAACTACCGGGTTTTCATATTCTAGTACAGCCAGTATCTATTAAAAAGAAAACAAAGGGAGGAATTATTCTTCCTGATAAGGTAAAGGATGATATTGCTTATCTTACTACTGTAGGAAAAGTTTTAAAGCTAGGTGATTTGGCTTACAAGGATACAGAAAAATTTCCTAATGGACAATGGTGTAAGTCAGGTGATTATGTTTGTTATGGTAAGTTTTCCGGTCAGAAGTTTGTGTACAAGGGTGTGAAACTTTTACTTCTTTTTGATGATCAGATCATTATGAAGGTAAGTGAACCAGCACTACTTGATCCAACATACAACTTATCGAATTAATTTGTATAACTAGAAATACTATAGTAGAATACTAATTCTAAACTATTACAGCGTAAAGTAAAAACTCAGTACTTTTACTTACAACACGTTAGATTCGCTACTAACGGAAATAAAGAAAGGAAGTTAAAAAGAATATGGAACAAGAACAAGAAGAAAATTGGTCAACTATTGATTTAAATGCTGATTCAGATGAAGCTAATAAAGTTGAGTTTGAAATTGAAGGTGAGCAAGACGAGGAAGTAGTCGAAGAAGCTGCTCCTGTTACAGTCCAAAAGAAACAAGAAGATCAGGATGAAGTACAGGAAGAACAGCCTGAAGAACTTGAAGGTGTAGAAACAAAAGGCGCACAAAAACGTATTCGTCAGTTAATTCGTCAACGTAAGGAACGTGATGAAGAACTGGAACGATTACGGGATGAAGTAGGTAGTCTTCGTAACTCAGTTAAGGAGCGAGACACACAGCTTTCAAGTTCATTGAAGAATACAATTGATTCAACTGAATCAAAACTTGAAACAACTTTAAACAACGCACGAGAAGTTTACAAGCAAGCTGCTGAAGCTGGTGATGCAGAACGTATGTTAGCAGCACAAGAATCAATGAGTAAAGCCTATGCAGAAATGACACAGGTTCATCAACAACGTAAGGCATGGGAAGAGTATAACGAACAAGTTAAACGTAGTCTTGCACTACAGCAAGAGCAAGCACAAAAACAAACACCGCAGTACGATCCTAAAGCTGTAGACTGGGCAACAAAAAATCCTTGGTTTGGTCAGGATCAGATTATGACTGCTGCTGCGCTTACTCTTGATCAGGAACTAAAGAATGAAGGTTATGATCCTTCAGATGATGATTTCTACGAGGAAATTGACGTTCGACTACGACGCAAATATCCTCACAAATTTCAAACTGAACAAGCAGTAGTTCAGACTGAAGCACCTCGATTGCGGGATACTCCGTCAAATTCCGCTCAAGTAGTAGCAGGTTCGTCACGCACACCTAAAACCTCTAACTCTAAAAACAGAGTAAAGCTAACCCAAGAAGATGTTCGGTTAGCTAATAAATGGGGGATAACACTTGAAAAATATGCTCAAGAAAAGCTAAAGGTCGAACAGGCCGATGGCGAGTACACAAGCATCTAACCAGCGTGGATGAGAAGGGACAATGATAAATACAATGACACGGAATATTGAATCACGTACAGCATCAACAAGGGAAAACAAATCACGCAGGACTTTTGAAGAACCTAACTGGCTTGACATTCCTGAAACAGTTCGTCAACGATTTTCTAATGAAGGCATGTCTCTTCGTTGGATACGGATTACTCTCAAGGGTAATGACGACTACCAGAATATGGGAAAGCGTACAGCAGAAGGTTGGGAAGTAGTCAACTCTGAAGAAGTACCTGAAATGATGCACTCTTCTTTCGTGAGGGAGACAGGACGATATACAGGAGCAGTCTGTCGTGGGGACTTGGCTTTGGCAAAAATGCCAACTGACCTAGCTGAATCTCGTCAAGAGTTTTATGAAAACAAAAGTAGAGAAGCGGTAGATGCAGTGAATGCTCAACTAATGCGTAGTTCAGATTCACGTATGCCGATCTCTAACGCAAGCAGGACAAAAGTTACTAGAGGAAAGGCAGCTTCTTTCCAAGATTAAAAGCTGTTTTACTTTCCTTTACTTTGTCATAGTATTTACTTAACGAGAAAGGATAAAAGTGTTATGTCTACTACAAAAGCACTAAGTGGTTTCCGTCCTTCCCGCATCCGTGGTTCAGGTGTAAATAGTACAGGTGTTAGCGAATACCGTATTGCTTCAGGAACTACAGGAAATATCTTTACAGGTGATCTTGTAAAGAACGTGGGCGGAAATATCGAAGTTATCACCAGTGCAGATAATCGCACTGTTGGTGTATTTATGGGTTGTAACTATGTTCAGGACGGTGTACCAAAATGGTCATCTTACTGGCCATCAGGCACGTCCACTACAGATGCTCGTGCAATGGTCATGGATGATCCACAGGCTACCTTCATTGTACAAGCAGATGCTTCCGTAACTGTAGGTGATATCAATAGCCAAAACTTTGATGTTACTCTAGGTTCAGGTTCAACTTACACTGGCCGTTCCGGCTTTGGCATTCAGGCAGCTTCACGCACAGGTGCTTCAGCTATGGTTCGTGTTATCAGTGTTCTTCAAGAACCGGGCAATAACATTGACGTTGCTACTGAGCGTGCTTTCCCTAAACTGGAAGTTCGTCTAGTACAGAATGTTGATGCTTATGTTACAGTTTCTGTAGCAAGCTAACCCGGGAATGAAGAGAAAGGATAATTAAAAATGGCTATTAATCGCGCTAGTATTGCTAAAGAACTTCTTCCCGGACTAAACGCAGTTTTTGGAATCGAATACACAGATGTGGATAACGAACATGCTTCGCTATTCGACGTAGAAAATTCTGATCGTGCGTTTGAAGAAGAGGTTCTGTTCACCGGCTTTGGTTCAGCACCAGTTAAAGGTGAAGGTGCAGCCGTTCAGTATGATGATGCACAGGAAGGTTATACTGCTCGTTACACACACGAGACAATCAGCCTTGCTTTTGCTGTCACTGAAGAAGCTATGGAAGACAACCTTTATGATACATTTGCCAAGCTCCGTGCCCGTGGTCTTGCCCGTGCTATGGCTAATACCAAGCAGGTAAAAGCTGCTGACGTTTTCAATAACGGCTTTAGCTCTTCCTATCTTGGCGGTGACGGTGTTGCACTATTTAGTGCCGCACACCCAACCGTAGGTTCTGGTAATCAGTCTAATACTTTGGGTGCTACTGACCTTTCTGAGGCATCCCTTGAGACTGCTCTTATCACCATTGCAAAGGCAAAGGATGATCGTGGTATTCTAATTGGTCTACAAGCAGAATCACTACACATTCCTCCTGATCTAGCATTTACTGCTGATCAGATTCTTAACAGCACACTAAGCACCACAACTGTTACCAACAGCACAACTGGTGTAACAAATACGAATGACATTAACAGCATTCGTAACCAAGGTCTAGTACCCGGTGGTTTCTTTGTAAACCGTCGCTTCACTGACACTAATGCTTGGTTTATTAAAACTGACTGCCCCAACGGCACAAAGATGTTTGTTCGTGCTCCCCTTCAGACAAAGATGGAACCTGACTTTGATACAGGTAATCTTCGTTACAAGGCACGCGAACGCTACAGCTTTGGCTGGTCCGATTGGCGTGGTTTCTATGGTGCTTCAGGTTCTTCCTAAGTTCTAACCATAGCTAACTATGGATTGGGGTGAGAGGAGAATATTTTATTATTTTCTTTTCACCCCTTTCTTTTGTATTTGTAATAAGTAAGGTATAATAAAACTTGCTTTTACTCTTAACTAGATAACAACAGGAATTTTCTATATGACAACAACTTTAAAGCAAGGTTTTGTAACTGGTAGCGGAGCAGTTCTGGATGTTACATCTAGTGTAACTGTTAGTGATACTCGTGTTCGTTCCATTTTTGCTACTGGTGTAGGAACATTTCTTATTACAGGTACATCAACTGATGATTACGGTAATGTACAGGGAAGCAATATAAAATTTGTTCAGACAACAAATTCAGATGCTAATGAAATTTTCTTTACTGATCTTGGTATTCGTATGAATGGTGTAGTTAAAGTTTCTGCGCCAACCTCTACTGCTACAGTAGCATTGTTCTATGGCTAATTATACTTTTCTCGTTAATGATATTATCCAAGCATGTGAGAATGACTCTTCGGAATTTGAAAGCTATGTTCCGAATATGGTCAACCGTGCCGAGGAAAGACTTACAAAAGATTTAGACGATTACGGTTTAGTAACTTATACTTCAGTAGCTGTAAGTCTAAACAATAATATTGTTACTTTACCTACAGGAACACGAGTAGTAAAAAATATTAATATTACAAGTAATGGAACAAAAATTAATTTACTTCAAAGAACGGATGAATATATAAATGACTATTGGCCTGTTTCAGCTTCTACTGGTGAACCAAGATACTATTCACCTCGTAATAACTCTACCGTTTTAATTGCTCCTACTCCTGCTTCAACATATTCAGGACAGGTAGTACACGTATCTAGACCTACTACTTTAAGTTCAGTCTCACCAACAAATTATTTTACTGATTATTGTTATGATCTTTTGTTTAACTCTTGCATGATGGAAGCAATGATGTTTCAAAAAGATTATCCCGCAATCAGTGTTTTTCAACAGCGGTACATAGAACTTCTTGATCTACAGCGCAACCAAGCACGGCGTACCCGTCGTGATGATATGCAAACACCTGCTAGTCCCGTTGGTGCAGACAATCCTTTACTTGCTAATTCAACTTAAAAGGAAAACTATTAATGGCTATGAATCGAAGACCATCTACACGGGGACAACAGCGAGAAGCTCTTATTAAGATGGCAGCAGATGAATCAGAACTTTCTAGAAGGACTGGTAATTATAAAGAACAGTCAACAGCAGGTGCAAGTGAAAGAGCACAGAAATACATTGAACCTGTAGTAGATACAACTTTAAACGTAACGTCCCTTGGAGGGTCAGTAATAGGAGCAGCTAAAATGATTAAAACGATACCAACAATTGTTAACGGAGTAGTAAGATTACTAACTCCTAAAAATGCAGCAAAAGTATTGAAAGAGGGCACAGGAAAAATAGCTCCCGAGGCTACTACAGCACAAAAGAAGGCAGTAAGAGAACTTCAGAAAAAGAATATTTATGAAGAATCTAAACGAACAGTTGATCCTGTTCCATCTACATCTGGTGCGGGTCGTCCACGTTCTCCGGGTGGTGTACAAACAAAACCTAAACCTAAACCTACACCTGTATCAAGTAAAGTTCCTACTGGTGCAAAAGTAGCGGCAGCTACTGTAGCAGCATCACCTCTCTTAGTTCCTAACGAGGATGAGATTGACATGGCTGCAATAAACAAAGTTCTTCGCGCTCGCAAAAAAGGTAATGTAGTTAATACTGCACCTAAAAGAGGTGAATCGGGTAGTTCACAAAATCCAAGAAATGTAGCAACTCTAAAAGTAACTCCAGAAAGAAAAAGTGAATCTCCCGCACCAGCAAAATTTGATCCAGAACCTGATTCACTCGAAGACCCTTCTGCATGGCGTAAATGGAATTTCAAACGAGTTAAAGCTGCTGAAAAAGCAGGTGTTAAACCTGAAGATATTGCAAAGTCTTCTTTGGATAAAGAAATTTCTGAACGTAATATGTATGACGTTGGAGATAAAAAAGGTGGACGTATTAAAACTTCCCCAAAGGTAAAACGTGCAGTAGGTGGTATGGTTAAGCCAAAGAAAAAAACTTCCTCTCCTCGTGGTGCAGGTTGTGCACAGCGTGGCTATGGAAAAGCCATGATGGGTGGTGGTAAAGTAAAAGCCTACAAAGCTGGTGGCAAAGTAGGCGGAAACAGGTTATACTAAAATGCCATTAAGAAAGGGTAATAGTCAAAAAGTTATTAGTGAAAATATCAGAACTGAAATAAAATCTGGTAGACCACAAAAGCAAGCTATTGCTATTTCCCTTTCTAAAGCTGGTAAATCTAAACCTAAAAAGAAAAAGTAATATGGTAAATACCTATACTAAACCCAGCTTGCGAGAACGATTAAAGAATAAAATAATGGCTGGAGACAAGGGTGGTAAACCCGGTCAATGGTCAGCTAGAAAAGCACAGTTACTTGCAAGTGAATATAAAAAAACTGGTGGTGGGTATAAGTCAGGTCCAACTAAAAAACAGGAAAGTTTAAAGGCTTGGACAAAACAAAAGTGGCGCACTAAATCTGGTAAACCTTCAATTCAAGGAAAGGAAGCAACAGGAGAAAGATATTTACCTGAAAAAGCAATTAAGTCTTTATCTTCTTCTGAGTACGCTGCAACAACTAAAGCCAAGCGTGCAGGAACTAAGTCAGGTAAACAGTTTGTAAAACAACCTAAGAGTGTTTCACAAAAGGTACGTAAGTATAGAAAGGAAAAGTAATATGGCACTCTCTGATTCTGAACGTGATAAACTAAAGCGGTATGGTCTATCAGGTTTAAATAGTCCTAAGCGTACACCAGACCACCCTACCAAAAAAGGTATTGTTGCGGTAAAGGAAGGTAGTGGTGTAAAGGTTATACGCTTTGGCGATCAGAAGATGGGTCATAATTATTCTCCTGAAGCACGTAAATCTTTTAAAGCAAGACACGCCAAGAATATTGCCAAGGGTAAAAGTAGTGCAGCTTATTGGGCTGACAAGTTCTTTTGGGCAGGACCAAGTGGATCAAAGAAAGAACCACCAAAGGGACAGAAGTTGGTACGTGGCAGAAAGAAAACATAATGATAAGTCGTTCAAGTATTTCTCAACAGATTACTAAACCTCCCAAGAAAAAGAAGAAAGCTATTAAACGTAAAGTTAAAAGGAGCAAAAAATAATGGCTAATGAATATACATATAACTGGATTAAAAACCCTCGCACACAAGAAGACGTAATTAAGATGACTGGTAAACCTACTGGTCAGGGTTTTGGTGCAGCACGAAAAGGTCCACAAGTAAAAGGTACTCCTCACGATGTAGTCTGTAAGCATGAACCGGGTAAAATTGTAGAGTATAACGACTAAGGATAGTTTCTATGACTACCAGTGGAACATATAACTTTTCCCTTGATATTGATGAAGTTATTCAAGAAGCAATGGAAATGATTGGTGGTGAGCAGACACTAGGTCATGATCCTAAGTCTGCCCGTCGTTCAATTAATCTTCTGCTTCAAGACTGGCAGAATAGAGGTATTCTTCTATGGACTACAAATACTACTGTAGTTTCCGTAACAACAAGCGTTACTGCTTATGATCTTGATTCAAGTATCATAGATGTAACTGAAGCAGTCTTTACTAGAGATAATACTGATATTCAAATTCAGCGTATCTCATATGAAGAGTACCTAAAAATTCCAAACAAGGGTCAGACTGGTAGACCTTCTCAATATACTATTCGTAGAGGCAGAGACAATCCTACTGTGTATCTTTGGCCTATTCCTGAAAATAGTACAGACACTTTAAAGCTAGAACAAGTACGTTATATACAGGATGTAAACAAGTCTGCTGTTCAAACTGCTGATATTTCCCGTCGTTTTCTTCCGTGTATTACTGCTGGGCTATCTTACTTCATGTCAATGAAACGACCGGGTATTGATGCAAGTCGTATTCAATTTCTAAAACTTGAATATGAAGAACGCCTTGCCAGAGCCATGAATGAAGATAGAGAAAGAGCAAGTGTTTATTTTCTACCAAGACTAAATAGAGTATAATATGGCAAGTACCAGACGAGCATTAGGTGTTTGTGATGTATGTGGTTTTGAATATCCTTATAGGTCTTTGATTAAAAATAGTTATGGTTTACTTGTTTGCCCGTCAGACTATGAAGGTAAGTTTGATTTAAAGAATAATCCTCAAAACAAATCTTCTAATTCAAGAGATGACGAGTATATAATAAACTCAAGACCACATGACGAATTAGATATTTATGTTCCAGTAACTGCTTCAGATTGGTTGCCCTCTCAACCTTAATATAAAACAGTAAAGAATTAAGGAATAAAAATGGCAAGTATAAAAAGAGCATATGCCTTATGTGATGTTTGTGGATTTAGGTACAGAAGAAGAGATTTAAAAAAGAATAGTTACGGTATGCTAGTATGTCCTTCAGACTTTGATGGAGCATACGATAAAAAGAATCATCCTCAAAATAAATCTCCTAATGTTAAAGATAACGAGTTTATTAAAAACCCAAGACCACCATCATATATCGAAAGAAATTTAAATTGGGAACAAGCTGCTACTACTTTTGAAGACACAAATAAATATTGGAATATGATTTAATGAGTACACTTACAGGGCAAAAGATAGCCAATACTTATAAGCAGCTTCTGCAAGTAGGTACTGACAATAATGGTTTAACTGCAACTGTACAAACTGTACAGGATGGAGCAGGAACAAACTCGCCTCTGCAACTTAGTAATAGTACGGTTAATATTAATGGAACATTCCAGTTAAGTGGAAGTACATTAACTGCTACTGCGGCTGAGTTAAATGCTATAGCTGATCTAACAGGAACTACAGGCATTGTTGCTGTAAGTGCAGGTCAAGTATATGGTAGAACACTTACTGCTGGTACAGGTGTTTCAATTACAAATGCTGATGGTACTGAAGGTAATCCTACAATTGCTCTTAATCCTTCAGGAGTAGCAGCAGGATCGTATGGTCCGCTATCCAATATTGCAGTTAATTCCGTAGGGCAAGTAGTAAGTATTAGTACTGAGACAAGCGTTTCAGTATCTGTTATTAATGCTTCTTCCTTTATTGGTGAGTATCTAAATCTAAGTGCAAACGCCAGTATTGTTGGTGACGTTAATATAGATGGTGATACCAGTATTGGAGGATCAGCTTGGATTAATGGTCCTGTTAGTGTAATAGATTCTCTTTATGTAGGAACTAATTTATCAGTAACAGGAAATACTAAAACAGATTTTCTTTATGCAGTTAGTGCAAGCATCGGTGAATTAAGAGTTAATACTTTTAATTTTATTACTGTAAGTGTTTCAGCTTTTACTGCAAATACACTTTCAGTTGTTAATAATTTAACAGGTGTTTCAGCTACTTTTAGTGACAATGTTTCTGTAGCTACTTTAAATGCAGGAACTAATATTTATATTGCAGGATCACCTGTAGCATTAGCATCTAGTTTAGCTGCAACAAGTGCTACATTTGCTACCAGCATTAATAATAGTAATTTAAATATTGCAGCAGTAAGTGCTTTAACTTCAGTTAATACAGAAGCTATTACAAGTATTAATGTAATTTTAGGCGGCAGCGGTTTTGCTACAACGGCTGAACTAGCTGCCACAAGTTTAGCTTTAGCTACCAGTATTGACACAGCTAATACAAGAATTACATCTGTAAGTGATTTTGCAGTAGCCTTGTCAGCTACCTTTGCTACAAGTATAAATAATAGTAAT